ACTGCGTAAGTAGCAGATACTACATTTATTGAACCAGTCGTAGTAACAATGAGAGCATCTCCGTCAAATAAATTCACTTGACTAAAAGTAGTACCACTAATAGTTCTTATCGTCATATTATATAAAACTTTTTATTATAAAGTTATAATAAAAAATTTAATAAAAGGTCACCAAAAGGGGAACAAAGGTTCCCCTTAGACCCCTCCTTAAAAGAAAGCCATATTGTTTTAGTAAAACCTTCCAATTGCTGAGGGCATCGCCCTCTTGCCGCGACCGCAAGCGCAATTGCCCCGCGACCGCAAGCGCAATTGCCCCGCGACCGCAAGCGCAATTGCCCCGCGACCGCAAGCGCAATTGCCCCGCAAGCGCAATTGCTTAGGGGTTATAAGCATCATTCGTCCCCGCAAAATACCATCGACTCGACAAGTACTGCGGTTTGCTCCCCGTCATATCCCCGCCAATCATTTTCATATTCGGACCTGAATCCACAATAGATTGGATTTTATTCGTGCCAATCGCATTGTCAAAATACCGCAGTTCAGACGTATACCCTGAAAACCCCCCATTCATCGAGACAAACACATCGCCGTAATTCTGTTTCGGTACACTCTTTAATTGCTGCCGTTTGGTCAACACCCCATTAATATAGACGTCTAAAACATGTTGGTTGCTCACACGAATAATCACGCTGACCCATTTATTGAGCGGCAAATCCTTAATCACCACTTCTTCTTTAATCTTGTCAAATGTATTCATAATAACCACTAAATTATTTGTATTCGGTGTAATGTAAAGACCTGGACCATTATTCGGATAATTCTGTCCAATCGGTGCGTTGGTTAAATTAATATTATCATTGCCCTTGTGAAAGACATGCTTGTATTCATTTTCTTTATACGTGAAATCATCGACAAACATCCAGACCGACCAGGTAAATTCTAAACCTTCATTTTCATTGACCGATCGAACAATGGGAATCGCTCCGGGTGCCGACGGGTCTTGTTCAATGCGCAGCATTTGTTTGGCATTAATCATACCATTAATGAGAATGGGATTTGTAGAGGGTGTAAATAACCAGGTTAAGATCCAGGCGCCTAAACGTAGGGCAACAATAAATAAAATAAGCACCATAATTAAAAAAGCAAATTTGGCGACGATGCTGTTGGATTGTAGAAACTCTCTACTGCTACCTTGTAAAGAGGTATCGTAACTTGGGGCAGATGAACCAAAATACCCTTGCGATACACTACCAATACTACTCGTATTTTTATTGAATAAATTAGAAAAGTAGTCCATTTGTATTATCTATATATATATAGCTTTTAGAAAAAGCTATGGCAAAAACAATGTAATACTTTTTGGTAATATTTCCCCCAAAGTATTAGCTTGAATTTTGCTCCAAAGTATTAACTTGATTTTTGCCCCAAAGTATTAGCTTGAATTTTGCCCATATTTTTGCCCAAGCTTTTTCTAAAAGCTTGTTTATATTTCAATACTACTCACTTCTTTATTATCTGTCAAAAAAGCAAATTTAAGTTTATATTTATTGAATATATTAAACATATTACCACCAAAACCTTTTTTGTAAATATTGTAGGCTTCTTGCGGGTTGGATGATTTATCCAAATACATAAAGTTCGATGTCCATCCATTAAATCCACCATTAGGTGTCACCACAATATTGGATTTAGAGTTGACTTTGGCAACACCGGGCATGACACAGGTTCGCACCAGTTTGCCGTCAATATACACATCTAACGTTCGCCCATAGGCACTTATTATTAAATTAACCCATTTTTGTAGGGGAAAGTTTTTCACATTACATTGATGAACAACGGGGGTGGAAGAATTACCTGTTTGGGGATAACAACTGACAGAAATGGTAATGTTGTTTTCCATCGCATCCAAGACAATCGACGGACTGGCATTATTATTGTCATCTAATCTGCCGAGCAAAACCTTCGGTTCACCAAACCGATAATTCCAGTCATTAACATAAAACCAAGTAGAATAGGTATAATTGCTAGAATTATTATTTTTCTTTAAAGTAGATGCTAAAATAGTTTGTTTTTCATTCCCGTTCGACATTCTGGTGAGTTGTGACGCATCTTGAAACAACCAATTGATGATAAAGTAAAGAACTATTAAAAAAACAACGACATATAATAATGTTTGTAAGAGTTCCATTATATATATACACATTTTTTAAAACAACCTTCAACCTTTTGGGAAAAGGTTGCGCCAAAACCCGCGTCAACTTTTACCACGAATTTTGATGAAAGTTTGAAGGGTTTTTGGCGCAACCTTTTTCTAAAAGGTTGTTTCTAAAAGGTTGTGTAATAAGATAGTGCTACTCTTCATGATACTATTATAATAAGTCACATTTTTGATACCGCCTTGTATTCCATCCTTTGACCCAGATGTGATATTTTCATAGGTCATATAAGGCGCCACGTTCGGTTTTGAACCCACTAATTCTCCATTTAAAAAAACATCCATATTACCACCATCGTAATTAATAACAATATTATTCCATTTTTGATACATAATAGTTTTAGTTTCAAATATTTCTACTAAATCTCCCACATTTGTGCCTTTACCTATTTGTGCCAAAACCCGTAAACTATTTAGTTTACCATTATATTGTATATTCGGTTTGTTACCATAGTTTAATATAGATGTGTATTTAGTATAAGCACTCCCCGTGTTGGGTGGTTGAGGATTAATATAAATCCATGCTGACAAGGAATAATGATATTTAAAATTACCATTTTCTTTAATATTATCATTATGCAGATTTTCAAAATTACCTAAAGTATGTTCATTATTTAAATAGATCGGTTCATTTAATAATTGTTTACCATCGTGGGTCGTAATCATATGAAAGAGTAATGGAACTATAATCCATGCCGATATGAGAATAATCTCACCCATGAGCAGCATCCATACTGGTTTAGTCGTCAAATTATATTGGTTTTTAATATACAACATTAATTGTTCCAATAAGCATGGCACAAAGACGATTAAATTAATAATAAAAGATACCCAAGAAACCTGTTTAGTGTTGAGATTGTTTAATACCGGTTTACATAAAATATAAAGAATTCCTACTATGAATAATATAATTAAAACGAGAATTCCATGATGAAGTAAGGTAGTTAAAATTGACAAGTGTTTAAAGAGCCATGATATACCCAATGTTAAAAACACAAAAACTACAAATGCTGCTAATGTTTTAATGGTCTTGGATAAAAATAATGATTCGCTTATGTCTGCTGTGCCTGCGCTTGTGCCTGCGCCTGCGCCTGTGCCTGCGCCTGTGCCTGTGCCTGCGCCTGCGCCTGTGCCTGCGCCTGTGCCTGTGCCTGCGCCTGCGCCTCGTTCTTTTAAAAAATAGAAGAGTGCAACATATAAAAATGACACAAATAAAACCAACAGATTTGTAAAAGCGGGGTGATTATTCGTTACATTAAAAGGATTATACTTGTAAATTAAAAGAATAAATATACCATATTGTAATAATTCAATCAATCCATAATACCATTTATTTGAATAGAATGTTTTTTCAAAGGGTGTAAATTCAGTTGGAGTAGACATCTATATTTAAATAAACTATTATATTATAATAACAGATATAATATAATATTATCACAAATTTTCAAATGCAGTTTTTTTCCCATGACAATCTCTACACAATGCCACTAAATTATCTACATGATTTGAACCACCATTATCCAATCTAATTTTATGATCTACTTCGAACCATGCTGGTAGTTGGTTTTTACATGCTCCGCACTTCCATCCTTGCTCTGCCGCAACATATTTTTTCTTCGTTTCGCTTACACAACGTTTGGTGGTTTTGCCACCGCCATTACCTCCGCTTGTGCTCAGACCCGCTCCGCTTGTGCTCAGACCCGCTCCGCTTGCGCTTGTGCCCCCCGATTGTAACACTCGCATTTGTTGATGGGTCATTTCATCTCCCCCACCCCCCATTTTAAACAATGGACTTAATAAATCCCCTGCATCTCTATCAATAGGCATATATTTGATGATGCTATTGGCATGAGTAAACAAACTGCGGGTGTGCCCAGGATATTTGCGCATAAAAATATAACCCGATAAACCCAGAAAACCAATCATAATCATCTGATAATATTTTTTCCAGGATTTCATGATTTGTACATATTTTCCATCATAGTAGGTATTTACTATAAAGAATGCTGTTACAGCAAATATAATTAATTCTATTTTCATACTATAGTATTATACTATTTATATATTATATATTTTATAATTTTTATAATTTTTATTTTGTAGATAGATAGATAAAAACTTTCTGTTGATTTGTGGTTCTTAATATATTCTTGTTTTGTATTGTTGAATAATCGTTGATATTTACACATCTGTTAGTTTTAGTTTACACCTTTTCAATGCGAAAAGGTGTAAAAGTGTAAAGGTGTAAGTAGAATAATAAATAATTTATGATACAATCCAATCATTTTGTGGTGACAAAATGTTCAAGTCATTAATTGTAGGAGGTATTGTATATTGAGTATTTATAATTAGAGTACCAGGGGGATTTGCTTGTGGTAATGTTAT